TCAGCTAACGGCGTCGACCATGCCGTGGCGAACCGCGAGCAGAGCCAACTCGACGTCGCTGGTGATGGAGAGCTTCTCGAAGATGCGGTAGCGGTAGGTATTGACCGTCTTCGGCGACAGGCACAGCTTGTCCGAGATGTTCTGCACCTTGTGACAGTTGGCAATCATCAGGGCGATCTGGATCTCTCGCTCGGACAGCAGATCGAATGGCGAGCCATTGTTCTGCGGCTGGAAGGATTTCAGCGCCAGCTGCTGAGCGATTTGAGGGTCGATGTAGCGCTGGCCGGCGAATACCAGGCGAATGGCTTGCACCATTTCATCCAGAGCCGCGCCCTTGGTCAGGTATCCGGCAGCACCGGCCTGCAGCAAGCGCGTCGGGAACGGATCTTCCTCGCAAACGGTAACGGCGACGACTTTGATATCGGGATGGCTGCGCATCAATTTGCGAGTGGCTTCAAGGCCGCCGATGCCGGGCATCTTCACGTCCATCAGGACGACGTCGGGCTTGAGTTCGCGGACCTTGAGCAGGGCTTCTTCGCCAGTGCAGGCTTCACCTACGACTTGCAGACCGTCGATATCGGCCAGCATGCGGGTGATACCCGTGCGAACCAGATCGTGATCGTCGACAACCAGGACCCTAATCAATCGCCACCTCGTTGCACCTAGTCAGCCACCGTGCAGCGACGGTGAGGTTGAACTTGCCGGCCACCATAGCAAAAAGCCAGGGTCTGACCTAGCTTGGCGCACCGCCGTCAAAAAGCAAGCGCCAGATTAAGGTCAGAAATTGCGTCAAGGCAATTGGAGAATTGGCGGAAGCGGTGAGATTCGAACTCACGCATACGTCACCAACCGCCCCTGCAGCCCGCATTCTGCCGTGTTCGCCAGTGTGTGCGCCGGCTGTATCTGTTCCCAGACCATTCCCAGCTATCTAAACGTGTCAGAGCAGGAACCCCCAGGCGGCGGCGATTCTACCAATTTATTTTGAGGCGTGGGGAAAAGGTAATTTAGGTAATCTCGACAGCTTGAAGCGGCTGAACCTTAGTATTTTCAATGGGTTATGTATAAGTAAGAAAGGTAATAAATCAGTAATCAGGAGGTTAGGAGATTACCCTAAGCGATGGTCAGCAATATGAAAATTAAAAGCCTTTAAAATCAGTAGCTTGCAGAAATATTACCTTTGTCATTACCCAAAATTACCGGCCAAGGTAATAGCTCAAACCCTGTGTTTTCGGGGTCTCCAGCGCTGCCAGACCATCTCATTACCAAAATTACCCATTCGAGATACCGTCTAAGCCAGCTTGAGCAGGAAAGCGCCTCAACGCTCCTGCATGAGGCCGTCGCCGCAGGGATTCGCAGGGTGCTGGCACAGCCTGAACGCTGCATGTAGCCCCCAGCCTGGGCCGTCTGGAGCCCTGCGCGGGCATGCGGTAATTCCGACACGTTTAGCGGGCAGGCGTGGAGGGGGGAAGACTGCGCGCGCCGGGTGCTGCTACCCCCTGCCACCCCCCCTGGCCGGCGAGCGGGCACAAAAAAGCCGCCCGTGGGCGGCTGGTGTGTGGCTGGTGGTGCTGATCAGCTCTCAGTGGTGCCGGGCAGCCTGAACTCGTCGAAGCGGATGACCTCTTCGCCCAGCCACTCATTGATCTGAAGCAGCTTGGCCTGGATGGGCTCCAGTTCGTTCATGGCCCAGATGGCGGCGGCGTCCTTGATCGAGCCGAAGCCACCGGCGTTCTGCGGCACGATGCCCATCAGCTGCGGCGGAATGCGCAGCGCTGCGAGCAGGTCATCGCGGCTGATGTTCTTGATAGAGCCGAAGTCATCCTTTGCCGCCACCTCACTGACCGGGATCAGCTTCAAGCCGTCCTTCTGACCATTGGGCGCGTACATGAACAGGTTACGGAAGTTGCCCGGCCCCTTGCTGTTCTTCATCGCCTCGCGCAGATCAGTGACGAAGCTCTCGTCCTGCACTGCGTCCGTCATGTACAGGATGAACCCCGCGTGCGATCCGTTCTGGTAGTACTTGCGACGGAACAGCGTGGCGCTCTCGTTCAGCAACGCGCTCTGCAGCGCCGCCATCCACTCGGGCAACCCGTAAATCTCCTGGTTGATATCGGCCTCGCGCACGTGGCCGATGCTGCCCGTCTTGAACTCATGCTCATCTTTCCAGCCACGCACCTGGAAGTAAGTCTCGAGATCCACGCCCCGGCGCACGTATTTCGCCAGAACCGGCTGCAGGCCAATGGCCTGGCCTAACATATTGTCCCGTTTCTCCAGGTACGCATTGCCACACCATCCGAAGTCCGTAGCGAACTGCTCAAAGGCCTGGCGGCTCAACAGCCGGTGCGGCCTGAACGTCCGCACCAGCATATTGCGGCGAAAATTTAGGCCTGATTGCAGATAGACGCTTGCCTTGGTCGACCTGGCCAGCCCATCGAGCGACACCGGCGGTTCATACCAGCGGCCATTGGCCCAGCATTCCAGATAGTCGAGCACCTCGCGCCCATCCAGCACCGGTACCGGGTCACCGAACGTGAACGCGGCAGCACCTGCAGCGCCCTGCCCGGTCAATACCCCGCCAACGGCAACCTGCTGGCCGCCCTTCTGCTCTGTGCTCATCTAACAAATCTCCATGATGGCCGTGTTGGATGAGGTCCTGCCTTCCAACGGCTCGTTGAACAGTGCATGGAACAGCGCCCAGGCCAGGTCAGCGTGACCTGTCGCCTCGCTGCGCCCTGCCGTGTAAGTGAATGACTTCCCGCTTGGCGTCATCGTCTTGCGGATGGCCATCAGCGCCTGGGCGATATCCGTGGAGCCGGCGTCGAACTCAAGGCGCCCTTTGCGCACCACATCCCACGCCTTCATCACCAGCTGGGTTTTCACCTCTGGGCTGTAACTGAAGGTGCGTAGGCCGGGGAAGAACTGCTTGACCAACTGCGCCACCCCGGTACCCATGCCCGTGGTGTCGATGCCGATATAGGTGACCCAATAGATTTGCGTGAGCTGGCGGATTTTCTCGGCCTGCGCCTCGAAATCCATACCCCGGAACTGGAAGCGATCAAGCACCCGGAATTTTCCGCCCGGCACGGTCGGCGGGGCCAGCACCACCAGGCCGGCGCTGTCGCCGTTCTCCGCAGGGTCGTACCCCAGCCACACCTGGCGGTCGCCAAACGGGCGCTGTGCGAACGGCTTGTAATCCGGCCAGTCCCACGACTCGACCATGCACGGCTGCAGCATCGTGAGCGGGAAGATGCTGTCGCCGTCGTCGACGAACTGACACATCATCAGGTTTTCGAAGGACGGCGCGTCGTACTCCATGCGCAGCTCTTCCAGGTCGAACAGATCGCACCCGCGCGCCTCAGCGTCCAGAATCGTCACGATCTGCCGCCAAACCCTGTCCTCGCAAAACCGCCCCATCTGCAGCGCATCGTGGGTCACATCCAGCTTGATATGCTGCGAAGTCGGGCGCCCTTTGTTGAACCGCTCGCCGGTCCAGTACACATAGGCCGGGTGCGCCATCGAGCTGGGCGTCGAGAAATACGTCTTGCGCCACCGTTTCTGCGACGCCATCCCCGAGGCGACCTTGTTGATTTCCGGGAAGCCATGCACCCAGAAAAATTCGTCGAAGTAGAAGTTGCCAGACCGCCCCTGCGCCGTGCGGAAGTTCGTGCCTAGGAAGTGCAGCTCGGCGTTGTTCCACAACACGATGGGGTCGCCCGTCAGCTTCACCCCCAACACCTCATTCAAAAACGCCTGCATGTACGTCTTGAACTGGTGCGCCTGCGCCTTGCTGGCAGACAGGAAAATCTGATTGCGCCCCGTGGTGATCGCATCGATCAACGCCTCACGGGCGAAGTAGAACGTCGCACCAATCTGGCGCGACTTCAGAATCATCCGCGTACGCTGATTCCCTGCCCGCCACCAATCAAGCTGATAGTCGAAACAGGTATCGCGGAACGCCTCGACCAGCGTTTCGATCTGCTCTTCGCTCAGCTCATTGCGCACCGGCGCCTTTTTCGGCCCCTCGTTGCGCTTGGCGATATCCGGGTTTAGGTCGGTCTCAGTACCGCCGCCCTGGTACTTCTGGATTCGCGCCTGCCGCTCCAACTGGCGATGCAGCAGGTCGATTTCCTTGAAATCGCCGCTGGTCTTGCCGTCTTTCAGTATCAGCTGCACCAGGCGCGCTTCCAGCGCCCCGCCGATCCGCTCGACGTTGTCCGCCCGATCCCACTCGTCGCGGCTCTTCCAGCTGTGGACCGTGCGCTCTTTCTCGCCCAGGTAGTCGGCGATATCGGTGACGCGCCAACCCGTCCAGTACAGAAACTTGGCCTGGCGGCGGCTGTCGGTGAAGGGTGCGGGCTGAGCGATAGCATTCATGGCGCCGATGCTGCCGCCCGCGCGCGTGAGCCGTTACCGGCTGGCGTCGTACCGCCCCCCGCTCCGCCGCCAGCGCGTTGCCGCTCGTTGCCCGCGTGCCGACCATGCCCTCAACGCAAAGGCACTGCCGCCGCATTGAGGACAACCCCCCATGAAGAAATTCCGCTCCAAGTGGTTCCGCGTCGCCACCGAAGGCGCCACCACTGACGGCCGCCGTATCGAACGTCAATGGATCGACGAAATGGCCGCCACCTACGACCGCGCCAAGTACGGCGCCCGCGTATGGATGGAGCACATTCGCGGCACCCTGCCCGACTCCCCCTTCCGTGCGTACGGCGACGTGCTCGCCCTGAAAGCCGAAGACGTGCAGATCGACGGCAAAACCGTGCGCGGCCTCTACGCCCAGATTGAGCCGACCGACGACCTTGTCACCATGGTCAACAAGCTCAAGCAGAAGATCTTCACGAGCATCGAAGTGCGCGAGAAATTCGCCTCTACCGGCAAGGCCTACTTCATGGGCCTGGGCGTCACCGACACCCCTGCCAGCCTTGGCACCGAAATGCTCACCTTCGCCGCCCAGAACCCGGACGCCAGCCCGCTCAAGGCCCGCAAACAGCACCCCGACGACCTCTTCACCGCCTGCGAAGAAGTCGAACTCGAATTTGAAGAAATCACCGAAGAGCCCAGCAAGACCGACGGCCTGTTCAGTCGCGTCCTGGGCATCCTCGGCAAGGTCAAGGACAAATCGGTCAAGGATGACGCCCAATTCTCCGAGCTGACCGACGCAGTGGAAGCGCTGGCCACCCATGCCAAGGAACAGGCCGACGCCTTCACCGCAGAAACCAACGCCCGCGAAAAACTCCAAGCCGACCACGCCAAGCTGGCCAGCGAGTTCGCCGACCTGGTCAAGCGCCTGGAAGAAACCCCCGACCACAAACACAGCGCCCGCCCGCCTGTAACCGGTGGCGACGGTAAAACCCTGGCCGCGTTCTGACCCACCACCCAGCTTCGGAGCAACACAATGCGTAAAGAAACCCGTCTAGCCTTCAGGGGCTACCAAGCACACGTCGCCAAGCTCAATGGCGTCGACGACGCCACCGAGAAATTCAGCGTCGAACCCAGCATCCACCAGAAGCTGGAAACCGCCATTCAGGAATCCAACGCCCTGCTGGGCCGCATCAACATCATCGGTGTGGACGAGCAAACCGGCGAGGCCCTGCAGATCGGGGTCAATGGCCCGGTGGCCAGCCGCACCAACACCGGTGCAGGCAACCGCCGTAACCCTGGTGAGCGCCACGCGCTGAGCAAGGACAGCTACGCCTGCAAGCAAACCAACTTCGACACCGCCTTCAAGTACGCGACGCTCGACCAGTGGGCCAAGTTCCAAGACTTCCAAACGCGACTGACCAACAGCATCGCGCAGCGTCAAGGCCTCGACCGTCTCACCATCGGCTGGCACGGCACCCACGCCGCGGTAGAGACCGACATCGCTACCTACTCGATGCTGCAAGACGTCAATATCGGCTGGCTGCAAAAAATCCGAGTAGGCGCGCCGGACCGCCACATCGCTGAAGGCGAGGAAGGCAGCGGCAAGGTCGTCATCGGCAAAGGTGCCGACTACGAAACGCTCGACGGCTTGGTCTTCGACGCCGTTCAGTTGCTGGAGCCCTGGCATCGAAGCCACCCGGACCTGGTCGTCATCGTCTCCCGCACCCTGCTGCACGAAAAACTGCTCAAGGCAGTCGAGAAAGGCGCCGACTCCAACCAGGAAGAAAACGCCGCGCAGGAAATCGTCAGTCGCGCGCGCTTGGGTGGTCTGCCTATCGTCGATGCCCCGTTCTTCCCGGACGGCACCGTGCTCATTACCACCCTGAGCAACCTGTCGATCTATTGGCAGGAAAAAACTCGCCGCCGCCACATCCGCGACGAACCGGACTACGACCGCATCGCCGACTACCAGTCGGTCAACGAAGCCTATGTCATCGAAGACTTCGGCTTGGTCGCCCTGGTTGAAAACATCGAGCGCGCTCCGGCTGCCGCTCCTGAGCCGGAAGAGGGTTAAAACATGGCCCTCTCGCTTGCCCAACGCACCCAGCAGCGCAAGCGCGCTGCTGCGGCTGCTGCCGCAACGCCTCAGAACCAGCCCATGGCCGGCAGCGGTGCCTACGAACTGCAAATGGCCCAGCTGCACCAGCACTACCAGCAGCTCAAAGGCATTCAGAGCACCCAGGCGAAAGAGGAACTCAAGGCCAAGCTGCTGCCCGACTACGCCCCCTACATCGCTGGCGTGCTCGCCAGTGGCCAGGGCGCCCAGGACGAGGTAGTTACCACCATCATGCTCTGGCGCTTCGATGCTGGTGACTATGAAGGCGGGCTGGAAATTGCCGCCTACGTGCTGAAACACGGCCTCACCATGCCCGACCGCTTCGCCCGTACCACCGGCTGCCTGGTGGGCGAAGAAGTGGCCGAAGCCGCGCTCAAGGCCATCAAGGCCGGCAGCACCTTCGACATTGGCACCCTGGCCGAGGCCGACCGCCTCACCGCAGGGCACGACATGCCCGACGAAGTGCGCGCCAAGCTCATGCTCGCCATGGGCCGCGTCGCAGCCGCCCAGGTAGACCCTGACAAACCGAACACCGCTGACATTCACAGCCTGGAAGTGGCCCGCCACTTCCTCACCCGCGCCCTGGAGCTGCACGACAAATGCGGCGGCAAGCGCGACCTGGAGCTAGTAGGTCGTCAGCTCAAAAAACACGCTGAGCAAAAGCCCAGCTAACCGAGCCTTCCCCCGGCACCCCGGCGGCTCGGGGCTGATCAGCAGGTAACTCCTTCCCGCGCTGTGACGCCCCGACCACCGCCGACTTATTCGAGCGGCCACCATGAGCGGATTCGTAGCCAGCGCCCCCGCGCCCGCCTTCACCCTCACCAACGACGGCTTCTGGCCCGACATCGACGCCAACCACCTGCGCGAGCGTCAGCGCATCGGCGGCAACGTCACCAACGCCCGCCTAGAAGAAGCCGCCGTCGCCGCCATGATCAGCGTCAACCGCGAGCTGCGCACCCTCAAGCTGCGCTACATGGCCCAGGGCGCTGACACCCTGAAAGACGTCCCAGCCGAAAAAATCCAGGACGTCAGCGAACTCGTACACACCTACAACCGCGCCATCTACAGCACCGCCAGCGCCGAGGTAGCCGAGCGCTACCGCACCTACTCAGCCACCAACACCGGCGCCGCCAAAGGCGAAGAAGAAGAGCAAAGCGCCGACGACTACCGCCGCGACGCCCGCTTCGCCATCCGTGACCTGCTCGGCATCAGCCGCGCCACCGTGGTGCTGCTCTGATGGACACCCTCCGCACCGTCCAGGGCGACACCGTCGACGCCGTCGTCTGGCGCCACTACGGCCGCACCGCAGGCCTCGTCGAGCTGGTGCTCGACGCCAACCCCGGCCTGGCCGACCTCGGCGCCGAGTTGCCCAACGGCACCTTGATCAACCTGCCCACCGCCGCGCCACAGGCCGAGCAAACCCAGATGGTGAACCTATGGGACTGATCCACCTCGCCCTCTACAAAGGCAAGGGCCAACTGTTCAACGCCCTTATCCGCGGCTGGACGGGCTCCATCTACAGCCACTGCGAACTGATCATGCCTGACGGCCGCTGGCTGTCCGCCAGCGCCATGGACGGCGGCGTGCGCGCCAAGCGCATCGACTACAAGCCCGAACACTGGGAGCTGATCCCCGTGCCCTGGGCCAACGCCAAATTGATCGAGAGCGTATTCGACCGCCACGAAGGCCAAGGCTACGACTGGTCCGGCATCTTCCTCAGCCAGTTGCTTGGCAGCGGCCTGCACAGCGAACGCCGCATGTTCTGCAGCGAGTTCTGCGCCGTCGCCCTGGGCTTCCACGGCATCGGCCAACGTTTCAGCCCCGTGCTCCTGGGCGAAACCGTCCACCGCATCAACCGGCTGCCCTTCGTGCAGCTCTCCCACTCGCTAGCCGAGGGCCACCCGGATGCCAAACATGCCTGACCGTCCTGAAACCTGGGCCATGGTGCTCGCCTGGCTGGAACACCACCACCCACTGGTCTACGCCGCCGTGCTGTCCGCCACGCTAGCCGCTGCCCGCCTCATCTACAGCGGCGGCAGCATTCGCCGCGCCCTGGGCGAAGGCTTCATCTGCGGCCTGATCACGCTCGCGCTCAGCAACGGCCTGCCCCTGTTCGGCATGCCTGTAGAAGTGGCCCCATTTTTCGGCGGCATGGTCGGCCTCATCGGCGCCGACGGCGTGCGCGCCGGCCTGAACCGCATCGCAGCCCGCAAGGTAGACACCCTATGACCAAGCCCCTCACCCTCCGCCACGGCTCAAAGGGCCAGGCCGTTCAGCAACTGCAATGGGCGCTCAACGCCGCCGGCGCTAAGCTCGTGCCCGATGGCGACTTCGGCGACGCAACCGAGAAAGCCGTCCGCGCCTACCAGTTGAAAGTGGGCCTGGTCGCCGATGGCGTAGCGGGCGAGAAAACCCTTGGCGCCCTGGCCGGCGCCGACTGCTCGCGCCTGCTCAGCAACGCCACCCTGGTCGCCGCAGCCAAACGCCTGGGCACCGACCTGGCCACCGTCTACGCCGTCAACGAAGTGGAGAGCGCCGGCGCCGGCTTCCTCGCCAACGGCAAGCCCAAGATCCTGTTTGAGCGCCACGTCATGCACGCCCGCCTGTGCCTGGTGCGGGGCGAAGGCGATGACAGCGCCGCGCTGATCGCCCGCGCCGACCAGCTCGCCGCCCAGCAACCCAACCTGGTCAACCGTGCCCCCGGTGGCTATGCCGGCGGCACCGCCGAGCACCAACGCCTGGCCAATGCCCGCTACATCGACACCCTGGCCGCGAATGAGTCCGCATCCTGGGGCGCCTTCCAGATCATGGGCTACCACGCCGAGCGCCTTGGCTACGCCAGCGTCGACGAGTTCATCGCCCTCATGCACCAGGACGAAAACCAGCAGTTCGAAGCCTTCGTCCGTTACATCGAAGCCGATGCCGCATTGCTCAAGGCCCTCAAGGCCAAGAAGTGGGCCGAGTTCGCCAAGCGCTACAACGGCCCGGCCTACGCCCGCAACCTCTACGACGTGAAGCTCGAACGCGCCTATGAACGCCACGCAGGCTGCGGCTGTGGCGGGCAGATGAAGGTGGCGGCGTGACCACACTCCGCCAATCCCTCTACGGCCTGGCCCTACTCGGCGCCCTCGCCCTGCTGCTCTGGTCCACCTACCAGCAGCACCAGGCCGCCGAGGCGAGGGCCGAGCGCGATGCCCAGCTCATCGACCAACTCAAGCAACGCAACGCCCGCCAGGCCGCCAGCATCACCCGCATGGGCAGCGAACTCGCCGCCCAACGTGCCGCCCAGCAGGGCCTGCAAACTGCCCAGGCCGACGTCCGTCAACAGCACGCCGCCAGCCAGATCCAGAAACAGGAGATAAGCCGCAATGACCCGAGTTTTAGTGATTGGGGGCGGCAGCCTCTGCCTGATGCTGCTCGCCGGCTGCATGAGCGCCCCGCCCTCACCGGAGCAGACGCTTACCGTACTTGGATGTCCCGTCGTAACGCGCTGCAGCCTGCTGCCAGCGGCGCCGCAGAATAACGGCGACCTCAGCGACGACAGCGATTACCTGCTGTCCGCCTGGGCCGAATGCGCCGCCCAGGTCGACGCGGTTTACCAATACCAGCAGCAACAACCGAGGGCGGACCCGTGAACAAAGCCAACAGCCTCAAGCAGCACCTCCTGGCCGCCGTGCCCGAGCTGCACGGCAACCCGGACAAACTGCTCGTCTTCATCGACCAGGGCCGCGCCCGCACCACCGTTGTCGAAGGCCTGTCGTTCGAATACGGCTACACCCTCAACGCCATCCTCACCGACTTTGCCGGCCACCCGGATGCCGTCATCATCCCCGTGATTGCCTGGATGAAGATCAACCAGCCCGACCTGATGCAGAACCTGGAGAAAGCCAAAGACGCCATCCAGTTCGAAGCCGACATCCTCGCCAACGACCTGGTCGACCTCTCCATCACCCTGCCACTCACCGAGCGCGTCATCGTCAAGCAACAGCCAGACGGCGCCCTCGACATCACCCACGCACCCGAGCCGCAACTAGGCGACCTCTGATGGACGAACTGCGCGCACTGGAAGACTGGGCCGGCGCCCTGCTCGCCAAGCTCGACCCCAAGCAGCGCCGCCAGCTCAACCAGGGCATCGCCCGCAAACTGCGCCGCAGCCAACAGCAGCGCATTGCCGCGCAGAAGAACCCGGACGGCACCCCATTCGCACCGCGCAAGGCCCGCCAGCCCCTGCGCAGCAAACAGGGGCGCGTCAAACAGAAGATGTTCACCAAGCTGCGCCAGGCCCGTTACCTCAAGCTGCAGAGCGACGCCAGCAGCATCGGCATCGGCTTTCTCGCCCGCACGGCCCGCCTGGCCCGCGTGCACCAGTACGGCCTACGCGACCGCCCAGGCCGCAACTCGCCCGACGTCCAATACAGCCGCCGCAAGCTGCTCGGCTTCGCATCAGCCGACCTCGACATGATCCGCGACGAACTGCTCGACCACCTCGCACCGTAACGCCCCCCGCTCCGCCGCCGCCCCCGTGCACCGCGCGCGCGTAGCGGCAAACATCGGCGCATGAACGCCATTGCCGAACTCCGCCGCCGCCTCGACAACATGATCCGCTCCGGCACCATCGCCGAAGTGGACCATGGCGACCCCGCGCAGGCTCGCCAACCGTGCTGCCGCGTCAAAACCGGCAACATCACCACCGGCTGGCTGCCGTTCTTCACCGTGCGCGCCGGCAGCACCAACGAATGGTGTCCCGTATCGGTCGGTGAGCAGTGCACCATCCTCAGCCCCTCCGGTGACCTCGCCCAGGGCCAAGTGCTGGCCGGCCTCTACTCCGACGCCAACCCGCCCTGCAGCAACAACCCAGCCGCCCACAAAACCGAGTGGGCCAACGGCGACTACGTCGAGCACAACGCCGAAACCGGCGCCTACCGCCTCAAGCTCACCGGCCATGTCCAGATCGACGCGGCCAGCCTCGACATCACCTGCAGCGGCGCCGTGAAGATCAACGGCGCCACCATCGACCTGAACTAGGGGCCGACCATGCCTGCCGTCTCCCGCCTTGGCGACAACTGCACCGGTCACGGCTGCTGGCCACCGCGCCCCAGCACCGCCGCCAGCCCCAACGTGCGTGTCAACGGCATTGCCGTCCACCGCCAGGGCGACGCCTGGGCCGCGCACACCTGCCCGACCATCCCCGAAACCCACGCCAGCGTGCTGGCCGCCGGCAGCACCACCGTGCGCGTCAACGGCAAGCAACTCGCCCGCATCGGTGACCCCGTCGCCTGCGGCAGCAGCATCGCGCAGGGCTCGGCCAACGTCTTCGCCGGGGGCTGACAGTGAACAGAATCACCGGCGGCGCCATCACCGAGCTGGACCACATCCGCCAATCCATCGGCGACATCCTCGGCACGCGCATCGGCACCCGCATCGCCCGCCGCGAATACGGCAGCCAAGTGCCGGACCTCATCGACCAACCCTTCCACGGCGCCACCACCCTGCGCATCTACGCCGCCACCGCCATGGCCCTTATGCGCTGGGAACCGCGCATTCGGCTCACCCGCGTGCAACTGCAACGCGGCGCCGAAGCCAGCGCCGGCGTGCTCGATCTGGAAGCCACCCGCGTGGACACCAACCAAGCTATCAATCTGCAGGTGCCGCTGGCACTCGGGGCCAGCGCATGAGCTTTACCCCCATCGACCTCAGCCGCCTGCCCGCGCCCAACGTGGTCGAGCCACTCGATTACGAGTCGATCCTCGCCGAGCGCAAGGCCGCCCTGGTAAGCGCCTTCCCGGAAGACGAACAGGAAGTCATCGCCGCCCGCCTGGCGCTGGAGTCCGACCCGCTCAACAAGCTGCTGCAGGAAAACGCCTACCGCGAACTGATCTGGCGGCAGCGCGTCAACGAAGCCGCGCTCGCCACCATGCTCGCCTTCGCCGAACGTGAAGACCTGGAGCACGTCGCCGCCCGCTTCAACGTCCAACGCCTTGTCATCATCCCGGCCAACCCGAACGCCGTGCCGCCGGTGGCTGCCGTCATGGAGGGTGACGACAGCTTGCGCGAGCGCACGCAAATGGCCATGGAAGGCCTGTCAGTCGCCGGCCCGCGCAACGCCTACATCTTCCACGCCCGCAGCGCGGACGGTCGCGTCGGTGACGCCTGGGTCGAAAGCCCCAACCCCGCCGAAATCCTGCTCACCATTCAAAGCGCCCTGGGCGACGGCACCGCAAATGCCGAGCTGCTCGGCGTCGTCGACATCTACGTCAGCGGGGAAGACCGCCGCCCGCTGGCCGACCGCGTCACCCTGCAAAGCGCCGAGGTGCTCAACTTCGAAGTCACCGCCGTGCTGCACCTGGATACCGTAGGCCCCGAGCAGGAGCCCATCCGCGCCGCTGCAGAAGCCCGTCTCGCTGCCATGGTCAACCGCCGTCGCCGGCTGGGCTGGGAGGTCAACCGCTCGGGCCTGGATGCCGCCCTGCATATCGAAGGCGTCAAGCGCGTTGATCTGCCCGGCTGGGTCGACATCGTCGCCACTGGCCGGCAGGCGCCGTTCTGCATCGGCTACAGCGTCACGGTGGCCGAGTAATGGCCGCCATGCTGCCCGGCAACGCCACCGAGCTGGAGCGCGCCGCCGCCGAGGCCCTGGCGCAGATCCAGCGCGTGCCAATCCCCCTGCGCGACCTCTGGAACCCGGACGCCTGCCCCGTTGCGCTGCTGCCGTACCTGGCCTGGGCGTTCTCCGTTGACCGCTGGTCGCAAGCCTGGCCCGAGAGCGCCAAGCGCGCCGCCATCCGCGCCGCCTACTTCATCCACTCACGCAAGGGCACCATCGGCGCCCTGCGCCGCGTAGTGGAGCCGCTGGGCTACCTGATCGAAGTGCGCGAATGGTTTGAGGAAGTACCGCTCGGCGTGCCCGGCACCTTCCGCCTGCTCATCGGCGTGCTCGACACCGGCATCACCGAAGCCATGTACCAGGAACTGGCCTGGCTCATCGACGACGCCAAACCCGAATCGCGCCACCTGATCGGCCTGGCCATCGGCCTGGAGACACGCGGGCGCAACTACATCGGCGCCGCCGCCATCGATGGCGAAACCCTCACCGTCTACCCATACGCCCCCGGCCCCATTGAAGTCAGCAGCCCCGCCGTGCTGCTCGGCGGCGCCGCCCACACCATCGACACCATGAGCATCTACCCATGAGCACCTATTTCGCCATTCTTACTGATCGAGGCGAGGCCAAGCTCGCCAACGCCCAGGCGCTGGGCACCCAAGTGCAGTACAGCCACATGGCCGTGGGCGATGGCAACGGCGCCCTGCCCGTGCCCGACCGCATGCAGCCCGCCCTGGTGCGCGAGCAGTACCGCGCCGGCCTGAATGAACTGAAAGTCGACCCGCTCAACGCCAGCCAGATCATCGCTGAGCTGGTAATCCCCGAAAACGTGGGCGGCTGGTGGATTCGTGAAATGGGCATCTATGACGCCGATGGCGACTTGATCGCCGTGGCCAACTGCCCGCCCAGCTACAAGCCCCTGCTGGCCGAAGGCTCTGGCCGCACCCAGGTGCTGCGCATGGTGCTGATCGTCTCCAGCACCGCCGCCGTGCAACTCAAGATCGACCCGTCCGTGGTGCTGGCAACGCGGGCCTACGCCGACAGCCTGATCGCCGTGCACATGCTCAGCGCTGACCCGCACCCGCAGTACACCACCGTGCCGGAAGTCAACGCCCTGATCGCCGCCGAAATGAACAGCCGCGACAGCAAGCAAAGCGTGCGCTACACCACCACCGGCAACATCAACCTCAGCGGCCTGGCCACCCAGGCCGGTGGCGACTGGCCCGCAGCAATGACGGCGGGTGATCGAGTGCTGGTGAAGGACCAGGCCACCGGCGCCAACAATGGGCTCTACGTCGCCGCCGCCGGCGCCTGGGCGCGCGCGGCCGATGCCGACGCATCCGCCGAAGTAACGCCTGGCATGCTGGTGACCATCGAAGAGGGCGCCACGCTGGCTGACACCGTCTGGGAGCTCACCACCAACGGCCCAATCGTGCTCGGTACCACCGCGCTGTCATTCGAGCTAACGGCCGCACTCACCGCCACCCTGGCGGACGCCGAAACGGGCACCAACAACGTTCGCCGCATGACCGCCCTGCGTGTTTTCCAGGCGCTACGTTCGGCTGCAGCGAGTGCCACCGAGTTACTCCGCGGCGTGCTGCGCGTGGGTACTCAAGCAGAGGTCGACGCCGGCGCGCTGGATGACGTCGCAGTAACGCCTAAGAAGCTGCGTTGGGGCTTTGCTGCAAGCATTACCCCTAACGGATACATCCTTTTCCCCACCTGGTTGGGCAGTTGGATGGTTCAGTGGGCCACGCTCGCCGAGTCGCCCAACGCCTCTACACCAGTGTCGTGGGTAATGGCGTTTCCAAATAATTGCTTCGGCGCGATTGGCACAGCATTGGGCGGCGCCGGCAACCTGGCTGTCCGTGTAAACAGCCCGACAAAAAACGGTGCACTTGTCATGGTCGGCGCGAACTATGGCGACGGTAACGAAGCGTTTGTCATCGCGGTCGGAAACTAAGGAACTAACCTATGAAACTGCTCTATAGCCAATCGACCGGCTGCACTTATTTTGAGGGCACGGCTGATATCCCGCCTGATGCGAAACCACTTGATGAACAAAGGTTTCATTCTGTCATCGCCAACCCAACCCCCGGCAAAGTCCGCAGCCACGACGCCGAAGGCCTTCCGATCCTGATCGACGCGCCGGCCTACGTGCCGACCGCCGAAGCCCTCTGCAACCGCATCGACACCGCAGCCGACGCCGCCCGCCGCGCCGTAGCCGGCGACCCCCTGCGCGCCGTCGAATACGACCGCGCCCGCCTGCAAGCCGAGCAGTTCGCCGCCGCCGACTACCAGGGCGAAGTGCCCGCCATGGTCGCAGCGTGGGCCATCAACGGGCGCACGCCGCAGCAAGCAGCAGACAGCATTCTCGCAGAGGCAGCGGCGTACACCAATGCCCTGGAGCTGCTGCGCACCACCCGCCTGGCCGCGAAAGAGCAAGTGCGCGCCCTGATGGCCGCCAACCAGGCCGCGCAGGCCCAGCAGCTCACCGACCAGACCATCGCATCGATCGAGGCCGCCGTCGCCGGTATCGGCAATAACGCATGACGCAACGCGCTGGGTTGGATAGCCTTATTCCTAAGAGTCTTAAAGAGCTACGAGCTATGAATCAGGTTGTTCCACGCAAGCGCCCCAAAGAGCCCACAAGGTTCGAACGTTTCTGTAACCTCCATGAAACCAACGTACTCATGCCATTTGTGGTCTGCGCTCTTAACGCAATGGGGCTGGGTGTTGTTGATCGCTTGATGTCAAAACGTGCGGCCGACTTTACGTTCAAGCGAATGGAGAGTCTGATTTATGAAGTTGAAAGCAGAATCGACAAAAAGCTTGCAGAGCCACGTTCAGACAACTTTTTCCCTGCTCTGAACCAAGTGGTCCAAGACATTCTTCAAACCCCCAGTGAAGAAAAATTGAAGCGCTTCGCCACCGTTCTGGTTGGTACCTGGAATGACCAAGCCTCTAAGTGGGACGAAGTCGCTCAGACACTTCGACTTATTCGGCACTTTGAGGATGCTCACATCCTCATTCTCCGAGCAGCGCAGGACCTCAAAAAATCGGAGTCCGATGGTTCAGGGCTGAAAACCTTTCGCATAGGCAAAAAGGGCTACCCGCAAAGTGTGGATATCGGCACCCTCATGCCAGTAATGGACGACATGCTCATGACATCGTGTGCCTCAGATCTAGTCGCACATGGCTTACTCAACGATTCATTCGAGATTTCTGGAAGCACATTTGCAAGCGTTCGAAGTGGCCCAACCGAGTCGCCAAAAGCATTCAGCATCACTCCACTTGGCACTTGGCTGCTAAGCCATTTGAGCCAGTAGCACTCTGTAGTTAAGCCCCGCCCCGTGCGGGGCTCTTTTTTACCTCACACCGTAGCGCCCCCCGCGTCGCCGCCAGCTGCGTGCGGCCTGCCCGCGCGCGCGGCAGCATCAAGGCTCACTGGATCACCGCAAGCCCAGGAGCTGCAGCCATGCCAACCGGATATCATCACGGCGTCCGCGTCATCGAGATCAATGAGGGCATTCGCCCCATTCGCACCATCGCTACCGCCGTGGTTGGCCTGGTCGCCACCGCCTCCGATGCTGATGCCGCGTTCTTCCCGCTCGACACCCCCGTACTGCTCACTGACGTGCTCAGCGCCATCGGCAAGGCCGGCACCCTCGGCACCCTCGCCGCATCGCTCGCCGCCATCGCCGCCAACGCCAGCCCCTTCACCGTCGTGGTGCGTGTAGCCGATGGCGAAGGCGCAGACGACGCGGCCAAACAGGCCGACCAGATCAGTAAGCTGGTGGGCACCGTCACTGCCGAAGGCCAATACACAGGCCTCAAGGCCCTGCTCGGCGCCAAGGCCAAACTCGGCGTTACGCCGCGCATCCTCGGCGTGCCGGGGCTCGACGCCCTGCCCGTCGCCAACGAGCTGATCAGCATCGCCCAGCAGCTGCGCGCCTTCGCCTACGTCTCCGCCTGGGAGTGCGCCACCAAGGAAGAAGCCGTCGCCTACCGCGACAACTTCGGCGCCCGCGAAGTCATGGTCATCTGGCCCGAGTTCGAAACCTGGAGCACCACCGAGAGCGCCACCGTCATCCGCCCAGCCGTCGCCACCGCCCTCGGCCTGCGCGCCAAGCTGGACGAGCAAGTCGGCTGGCACAAAACCATCTCCAACATCGCTGCCAACGGCGTCACCGGCATCAGCAAACCCGTGTTCTGGGATCTGCAAAACCCAGCCACCGACGCCGGCTACCTCAACGAGAACGAAGTCACCACGCTTATCCGCGAAGGCGGCTTCCGCTTCTGGGGCTCGCGCACCTGCTCCGAAGACCCGCTGTTCTGTTTCGAGAACTACACCCGCACCGCCCAGGTGCTGGCCGACACCATCGCCGAGGCGCACATGTGGGCCGTAGACAAGCCCATGCACCCCTCCCTGGTGCGCGACATCATCGAGGGCATCAACGCCAAATTCCGCGAACTCAAGCAGGCCGGTTACATCATCGACGGCCAGTGCTGGTACGACCCCGCATCGAATGAGGCCGCCACCCTCAAGGACGGCAAGCTCACCATCGACTACGACTACACCCCCGTGCCACCGCTGGAAAACCTCATCTTCCAGCAGCGCATCACGGATTCGTACCTGATGGACTTCCCGTCGCGCATCAACGCCTGATCGGCCACCACTGCATAGGAGCGCCTGACCATGGCCATGCCCCGCAAACTCAAGAATCAGAACATCTTCAACGACGCCAACAGCTACCAGGGCGTGGCCAAGACCGTCACCCTGCCCGACCTCACCCGCAAGATTGAAATGTGGCGTGGCGCCGGCATGGATGGCGCCGTGGGCGCCGACCTCGGCATGGGTGACGATGGCCTCAAGATCGAATGGACGGTCGGCGGGCTGGATCTGATCAGCCTGCGCCAGTACGGCACAACCAACGCCAGCGGCGTGCCCCTGCGCTGGACCGGTGCTTACCAACAAGACGACACCGGCGCCGTTACCAAGGTCGAAGTCATCGCCCGTGGCCGGCACGAAACCTACAGTTTCGGTGACGCCGAAGCCGGTGAAGACACCGAGCACACCATCACCACCGTTTGCACTTACTACAAGCTCATCGTCGACGGTAACGAGGAAATCGAAATCGACATCCTCGGCATGATCTTCAAGGTCAACGGCGTCGACATCCTCGCCGAACAACGCGCCGCCATCGGCCTGTAACCCGCATAACCGCCCTTAAACCTCCCCTCTCCCGCTTGCGGGAGAGGGCAGCGTCACCACCAATCCGAAGGAGCCACCCCATGTCCCAACCCATCTACAGCGCACCCATCGAGCTCGCCGCGCCCATTGGCAAAATCACCAGCATCACCCTGCGCCGCCCCGGCTCGGGCGAACTGCGCGGCCTCAAGCTTGCCGACCTGGTGCAAGGCGACGTAACCGCCGTAACCCGCCTGCTGCCACGCATCACCCAGCCCACCCTGGTGGACCAGGAAGTCGCCGCCATGGACGTTTTCGACCTCACCCGCTGCGCGGATGAAATCGCCGTTTTTTTGCAAACGCCGCCGCAGAAGCCGGCGGCAGAGGCCTCCCCCGAGTAGTCGACGACGCCATGGCGGATATCGCCATGGTCTTCCACTGGGGGCCGGAGCAGATGAACGCCATGCCCCTGGCGGAACTGATGGAATGGCGCGAGCGCGCCCGAGAACGATGGGAACTGCAACATGGCGCGCGATCTAAAACTACAGGTGGTACTGGAAGGGCTTAACCGCGCCAGCAAGCCCTTCCGCGAAGCCGGCCGCAGCGCCATTGGCCTCGGCCGCGACCTCAAGGCCAGCCGCACCGAACTCAAAGCCCTGCAGGCCCAGCAGAGCGACGTCAGCAGCTTCCGCGCGCTCAAGGGCCAAACCGAGCAAACCGGCAAGGCCATGCAGGCCAGCCGCGACAAGGTTCGCCAGCTCGCCCGCGAGATCGGTGCCGCCGGGACGCCAACCAAGGCGCTCAACCAGCAATACCAGCGCGCCATCCGCGAAGCCACCGCCCTCAAGGCCGCCCACAGCCGGCAACAGACCGAGCTGCAAGGCCTGCGCGGCAACCTCAACGCCGCCGGCATCAGCACCCGCAACCTTGGCCAGCATGAGCGCGACCTGAAAGCGCGCATCACCGCCACTAACCAGGCCATGGCCCAACAAGAGGCCAGGCTCAAGCGCGTCACCGCCCAGCAGCAGCGCCTGGCCCGCGCCAAACAGCAATACGACCAAACCCAGGCCTTGGCCGGCAGCATGGCCGCCACCGGCGCCGGCGGGCTGGCCACCGGTAGCGGCATTCTCTACAGCGGCGCCCGCCTGCTGGCTCCGGGGCTCGACTTCGACACCAGCATGAGCAAGGTGCAGGCGCTCACCCGCCTCAGCGGCGACAGTGACGAACTCAAAGCCCTGCGCGAGCAAGCCCGCCAGCTCGGCGCCAGTACCCAGTTCACCGCCGGCAACGCGGCAGACGCCCAAGGCTTCCTGGCCATGGCCGGCTTCAACCCGCAGGCAATCCGCGCCGCCATGCCCGGCATGCTCGCCCTGGCCAAAGCCGGTGACAGCGAGCTGGCGGACACTGCCGACATTGCGTCCAACATCCTCACCGGCTTCAACCTGCAGGCCGGCGACATGGGCCGCGTGGGTGACGTCCTGGTCGGCGCCTTCACCCGCTCCAACACCAACCTGCAAATGCTCGGCGAAACCATGAAGTACGTGGCGCCCGTAGCAGCAGGCGTCGGGCAAGACATCGAAACCATGGCCGCCATGGCCGGCAAACTGGGCGATGCCGGCATCCAGGGCAGCATGGGCGGTACCGCCCTACGCGCGATCATCAGCCGCCTGGCCGCGCCGCCAAAGATGGCAGCCGACGCCCTCAACGAGCTCGGCATCAGCGCCAAGGACTCTATGGGCAACATGCGCGACATGCCAACCGTGCTGCAGGAGATCTACGAAAAAACCAAGGCCATGGGTGACGCCGAGCGCTCGGGCTTCCTCAAGGGCATTGCTGGCGAAGAGGCCTTCAGCGGCCTGCAGGTTCTGGTGCAACAGGCTGGCAATGGCGAGCTGCAAAAATTCATCGGCACCCTGCGCGAAACGAAGGGTGAGGCCGAAGAAGTCGCCCGCGTCATGGGCGACAACCTGCGCGGCGACCTCAAGGCGCTCGGCAGCGCCTGGGAAGACCTGGGCATCCAGATCAGCGACCAGCAGAACGGCCCCCTGCGCGGCATCACCCAGGGCATCACCCGCGTCATCGGCAGCGTGAAAACCTGGGTAGCCGAAAACCCCGCCCTGGCCAGCCAGCTGGTTAAAACCGCCGCAGGCCTCGGCCTGGTCATGGCCGGCATGGGCGGGCTCACCCTGGCCATGGCCAGCATCCTCGGCCCGTTCGCCATGGTGCGCTACGGCATGCTGCTGTTCGGCATCCGTGGCGCCGGCCTGGCCAGCACCCTGTTCAGCCTCGGCAAAGTCGCCCTGCCCCTGGTCGCCACCGGCCTTCGCGCACTGGCCGTGGCAGCCATGGCCAACCCCATCCTGGCGCTCATCACCGGCATCGTCGTTGGCGCTGCGCTCATCTACGAACACTGGGACGGTATCAGCGCCTTCTTCGGCAGCATCTGGTCAGAGATCAAGACAGCTTTCGACGGTGGCCTCGTCGGCATCGCTGGCCTGCTGCTCAAGTGGAACCCCCTTAACCTGTTTCGCAACGCCTTCACCGGCGTCATGAACTACTTCGGCATCGACATGCCCGCCCGCTTCAGCGAGTTCGGCGGCTTCCTCGTGCAAGGCCTGATCGACGGCTTTACCAGCATGTTCCCGCGCGTCACGGCGCTGATCAGCGGCGCAGCCGACAGCATCATCACCACCTTCAAAGGCCTGCTCGGCATCCACAGCCCGTCCCGCGTGTTCGCAGAACTCGGCGGCTACACCATGCAGGGTTATGGCCAGGGCCTGCTGGCCGAGCAGAGCAACCCGCTCAGCGCCCTACAGCGCATCGGCAACAACCTGGTGCAAGCCGGCAGCCAGACCATTGGCGGCCAGGTAGCCTTTGACGCCCGCGCCCCACTGGCCGCTGCTGGGGCCAGCCGCAACACCGGCCGCCCCATCGTCATCGAGGGCGACACCATCCAAATCACCTTCGAAGGCGGCGGCGATATCGCCAGCATGCGCCGCATGCTCGAGCAGCTGCTCACCGAGCGCGACCGCGCCAAGGCTGCGCGCATGCGCTCGGCACTGTATGACCAGGAGTAACGGCAAATGATGATGGCCCTCGGCATGTTCGTCTTCGGCATGCACACCCTTGCCTACCAGGAGTTCCAGCGGCAAAACGAATGGCGCCACGGCAGCACGTCGCGCATCGGTGCCCGGCCTGCCCGCCAGTTCCTGGGCCCAGGCGACGAAACCATCACCCTGCCCGGCGTGCTGCTCCCCGAAATCGCCGGTAGCACCCTCAGCCTCGACACCCTGCGCGTAATGGCGGACACCGGCAAAGCCTGGCCACTGATCGAGGGCACCGGCCGCATCTACGGCATCTACATCATCGAGAGCATGAGCGAGACGAAGACGTACTTCTTCAAAGACGGCGCCGCCCGCCGCATCGAATTCAGCATCAAACTCATCCGCGTGGATGAAACCCGTGTTGACCTGCTCGGCTCGCTGATCGGCGCCGTGGGCGACGTACTGAGGCGCGTGCTGTGATCAACCAGCTCACCAGCGCCGCCGGGCAAATCCTGCGCGAGCAAGCCGGCCAGGCCCAGGCTGCCCTCAACTACCCGCACCCCATCTGCCGCGTGACGGTAGACGGCCGCGATATCACCGCCGACATCAGCGCCCGCCTGGTCAGCATCAACCTCACCGACAATCGCGGCATGGAGGCCGACCAGCTCGACATTCAGCTCTCCGACCACGACGGCCTGCTCGCCATCCCGCCCAAGGGCGCCACCATTGGCCTCTGGCTCGGCTGGAGCGATACCGGCCTGGTGGACAAAGGCACCTACAAAGTCGACGAGCTGGAGCACAGCGGCGCGCCCGACGTGCTCAACATCCGCGCCCGCAGCGCGGACCTACGCGAAGGCCTGGCGAAAAAGCGCGAACGCAGCTGGCACGGCCAAACCATCGGCGCCATCCTCAGCACCATCGCCCAGGAATACGGCCTCAAGCCCCTGGTGCAAGTCGCCCTCGCTGCCATCGGCCTACCACACCTGGACCAAGCCGGCGAATCCGACCTCAACCTCATCACCCGCCTGGCCGGCGAACACGACGCCATCGCATCCGTGAAAGCCGGTCGCCTGCTCTTTCTGCCCATCGGCGCCGCCACCACCGCCAGCGGCCTAGCCCTGCCGCATATCACCCTGACGCGCGCAGACGGCGACCAGCACAGGTATCTGGACGCCAACCGCGACAGCTACACCGGCGCCAAGGCCTACTACTACGAAATCAACAGCGCGCAGCGGAAGGAGGCCATTGCAGGCTCCGGCGACAACCTCAAGGAACTGCGCCACACCTACGCCGACCAGGCCAGCGCCCTGGCCGCCGCGCGGGCGGAATGGCAACGCCTGCAGCGCGGCACCGCCACCCTCAGCTACGTGCTCGCTAAAGGCCGCCCGGAGCTGATACCCGAACTGACCTACAGCCTCACCGGCATCAAGGCGGAAATCGGCGCCATCGTCTGGCTGGGCGGCAACGTTCAGCACTCATTCACGCCAGACGCCTACACCACCACCCTGGAGCTGACCAGCCAACTGCCAGATGGCGACGAACTGGCCAGCGACGCTGGCGAGCAATACACCGGCGTACTGGCCTGGTACCGTGACGAAAAGTCAGGGGAACAGAAGAAGATCACCGAAGGGGACCAGACCAACCCGAAGCGCCTCACCCATCTGTATGCCAGCAAGGCCAATGCAGAGCGGGCGGTATCTAGGGAATGGGGCAGAATGCAGCTAACATGACCGCCAGAACCCTCGAGAACTAGGCCATGGAAGCAGTCAAACTCTTCATTTGTATTTTCCTACCACCAGTTGTGTCAGCTCTGATGATTCAAGCGATTGCCGCGCGCAAGGCGCAACGTAAGCCAAGCATTGAGGGCGCGTTCAACTACTTACTCAGTTTCAATCCAGAGAAAGGACTGATCCACCAAGGCCCATTGTGGCTTTCGCTGATCACCCCCTTCCTATATTTCCTGACCCTAGGCATGTTCTCGTGGCCTGAATATCGGATTGATATCTCAAGCGATGGCTTTAGAAACTTTTTTCAAATCAGCGCCCTTCCCTTGGCGGTTCTTTCCACATCCATACCGCTGGCTGCATTAACATCCAGACTGCATGCAACGCAGCAGACGGCGCTACAAATCAGCGCGACAAAATCCAAGAACAACACCGACATATTTTTCTCGCACCGAAAAGCCCTTTTCGAATATTTCGACAGAATTGGAACTGTTGAACACGAAGGCAAGATTGAAGGCAAGTACAAAGCGCATCCGCGACTTCACAAGCACGCGTTCGGACTGTTAGACCAGAGCATCGGCTTACCTGAGGTTCAAAAAGAATACTTCACTGAGATAGAAAGAAATCTTTGGTCAGCGAGGACACTTACGCACCACACAATAGCCGAGTCCGATTTCCGTAAAAGCCTTGCATTTTACAAGGGCGCATGCGACTCACTGTATAGACTGTCATACATGCTAATACTTCCAGAAATCTACAAGGAAATATTTGAGAAGAGCTTTGTAGTAAAAGAAAATAAAGACATCAATACTAGAAATGCATATACCCAAACCATAGGAAGCACAACAAGCGAGCTTATCGGCGCATACCGATATACCGTATCCTTCTACAGAATACTTTGCGAATTCTCTGGTTACGACTCTGATTTTTTCAATGACATTGATAACAATGACAACGATCTGGTGGTAGTTGATGGCGGAAAAAGATACCTGCACTCCCCCTACAACAAAGTTGAATCGTTAATTTCGACTATAAGAGGAAGTGACAGGCTGCATATTTCGCCAGCCGATCTATCCATTAACAGTGCTGCCACACAAGATTCGCAACAAAGAAGCCCCGCATAAGCGGGGCTTCTTCTTTCATCTGGGCGAATCTCGCGTCGCCAGCGCTTCGATAGCTCGGCGCATAAACGCCTGTTCGCCCTGGTCGAGCTGGCGGTAGAACCGCAGCAATAGCCGTTCCTCTGGCGTTACCCACTCCTGCAAGGGCTGCACACCCTGATCCTCGGGTTGACCGGCCGCAGCCTCTCGAACATCACTACTCATCTGCATACTCCGTCATTGGCAGTTGTCCGCAGACCTTACCGCCGCCCTGAAATATGCAACCCCGCCAGCGCCTTGGCAGTTCTGGCCATGGCTGGCAAACTGCCAGCCATCACTACGGACGAAGCCCTATATGGAAATTCCTCAGCAGATACTGGCGTTCATCGACGTCAAATACCTTCCCGTTGTCACCGTCACGGTGACCCTGCTGTCACTGCTGCCCAAACTGCTGGCCCCGCTGATAACAGCGTTGGACGCTCACGACAAACACTTCGTACGCAAGCCCCTGGAGCGCCTGAAAGCCCTGCGTTCCAGTGTCGCCAAAAATCCGGACCTCTCCCATTACCTGGAAACCGCCATCGAGCAGGAAGCGTTTCGTATTGCCTCGGGCGTCAACACCAGCCGGGCCAAGATGGAGTTCCTGCTCACGCTGAACAAAGACGGCACATGGACCAAACAGCAACTGCGCAGCGTATGCCGCCACCTGGAGGTGCAAGATGACGCGAGCAAACCCAAGCTGATCATCCGTGGCGTAGATAAGCTGGTTGCTTACTGGAGTATTTCTGCGTCCACGTCATTCGCCCTGCTCGGCGCTGCAGCCTTTGCGCTCATGACAGCGCAAAACACCCTTGTTTCATTCCTGACTGGCGCCAGCGTATTCGGCCTGTGCATCATGTTTGCGCGCTTCCTGCTGAGTGACTACATCCACTACAAGATCGCTCGCCGTGCCCAGGCTGCTTTAGCCAATCAGCAAGACAACGTCTGAACCGGCGCCCTCACCGCACCTCGGGCAAATCCCCCCACTGGCTGGTATAGCGCGGTGACCGCAGTTCCTGCTTCATGGACCACCCACCCAACGCCGGCACACGCGCCAGGCGCACCGTGCCACGCCCCATGCTGTGGTTGATCCTGTCCACCGTCGCCATCAGCTCCGCACTACGCGGCCGCGGCTCGGGTGCAAACAGGTCGGTTTGTATCTGCCCTGGGCTGGCCAGGTTCATCAGCATCACCCCCGCCTTGTGATACCGGTAGCCGTCCCGGTAAATGCTCTCCAGGCCGGCCAGCGCCGCTTGCACCAGGTCACGCGAGTCATTGCTCGGTGCATGCAGCGGCACGCTGGCCGTGCGCGCGTAACGCGGTTCGTCCGGGTTGAATAACCCGGTGCGGATATACACCTGCAGCAGCTGGCACACATCGCCCTGGGCGCGCAGTTTCTCCCCGGCCCGGCAGGCGTAGGTGGCCACCGCCTCGCGCAGTGGCGCCAGTTCGGTCACCCGATTCGAGAACGAGCGGCTGCAGGTGATCATCTGCTTCGGCTCCGGCCCCTCGTCCAGGGCGAAACACGGCTCGCCGCGCAGCTCACGAATCGTCTTCTCCAGCACCACCGAGAACTGCTTGCGCATCGTCTTGGCGTCCTGCTGCGCCAAATCCCATGCGGTTTCGATACCCAGCGCACCCAAGTGGCCCTGCAGCTTGCGCCCCACACCCCACACCTCGCCCAGCGGCGCATCCTTGAGCAATACAGCCTGCTGCTCGGGCTTTGTCGCCACCACCACCCCGCTCTGGCTGCGCCGCTTAGCCGCCCAGTTGGCCAGCTTGGCCAAAGTCTTCGTGGTGCTGATGCCCACGCCAACCGGCATACCTGCCAGGCGCAGCACCTCGGCGCGCGCATGCCGGCCGTAGGCAGCCAGCGGCCGGCCCAGCCCGGTAAGGTCGAGAAAGCATTCGTCGATGGAGTACACCTCGATACGCGGCGCCATCTCGCGCAGCACAGCCTGCACACGGGCCGAGATATCGCCGTAGAGCGCGTAGTTGCTGCTGAAAGCCAACACCCCGTGGTCGCGCACCAGGTCGCGAATCTTGAAGTACGGCTCGCCCATACCGATACCCAGCGCCTTGGCCTCGTTGCTGCGGCTCACAACACACCCGTCGTTGTTGCTCAGCACCACTATCGGCACGCTGCGCAGGTCCGGCCGAAACAGCCGCTCGCAGCTCACGTAGAAGTTATTGCAGTCCACCAGAGCGAAAATCGGCATCACACGCCTGGCAGCCGATGAATGCAGTTGGTCACCACGCCGAACACCTCCAGCTCTTCACCCTCGCCCAGGTGAATATCCGGGTAGGCCGGGTTAGCCGCATGGAGCACCGGGCGCCCGTCCTGGCTGCCCAGTTGCTTGCAGGTAAACGCGCCATTCACCAGCGCCACAACCACCATGCCCACACGCGGGGTTAGGGAGCGATCCACCACCACGATATCGCCATCGAAGATCCCGAGGTCGCGCATGCTGTCACCCCGCACCCGTAGGAAGAACGTGGCCGCAGGGTGCTGCACACACAGATCATCCAACGAGAGATTGGCGTCTACATGGTCCTCGGCAGGGGAAGGAAAGCCGGCAGAAACCCGGCAAAGGAACAACGGTAACGGCTGGCTGGGCCGCGCCAGGCGGCCGAGAAACGAAAGGGACATGGTGGCACTCAATTACTACTGTATGTGCATACAGTATAATCGAGCGCCTGGCCTGGCAACGCCAACCGATGGGAGGCGCGTTACAGCGGGTCACCCACCAACACCGCCTTGCCGGTATCGCCCTCACACTCCCCTTCGCCGGGGCGCCACTCCAAGGTAGCGCCCTCGCCCACCAGGTCCACATTCAGAATGCGGTGTAAGCAATCACCCATGCCGTCCTTGTCGATGGCCACCAGGTGCTGCTCATCCCATTGGGTAACCTCATAGTCAAACGCCTGCGCTTCGAGATCTTGTCCTTCGGTGTGGTACTGCAGGGACGCATAAGCCTCCATGCAGGTTTTCCGCTCACGGTTACAGATGATCTCCACACCGTTGGTGCTTCCGTAGACATCGCCTTGGACGGGCCGCCATCCGCCCCAGATGATCAGGCTGTCACCCTGGGTAATGCGCAACGGGGGAATGGTGGCGGTGCGCTCCAGCGGCGCAGGGCCGGCGATCCAGACGGCCGCATAAGCGGCCACCAGGGCAGAAGCGAGGGCAACAGAGAGATAGCGAAGAATGGGCATGGTCGAACTCCTTTTCGTGGGTGGTGCCGTCCTGGCATTTGAAGCATAGACCAACAAGGAACTGTTGCCAAAACTACAACGGCAGCCCAGCAATGTCCTGCTTTAATTTTTTCAACGTAATCACGTTGTCACGCATTGCGCATCGCATAAAAGAGGCGAATTTTGCATTAGGGGACAATATCAATTTAATTTCTTCAATATCGTCACGCCTAGATTCAGGTGTCTTCGCCGGGTCATCATAATTATTTACAAGATTGAATAATCTAGCCATGCGCTGAACAATTTCCCTGCGCAGAGCATTGCCCGACAGAGCCTTATTCACAGTCTCAGCATTAAAAATTTCATTTAGGAGACGAGCGGTTGCAACAGCAGAACCATCCGAAGTATCAAGCGCTCTAATCTCAAATTCCTCGCGAAAAGTTTGCCTAGTATGATAATGAAGCCTCTGTTCAATCAATGGGTCAACTGTGCAGTCAAGAATATTTTCCGCCTCACTCTTTATGTTATTACACCTTGAGCAAGATAGAAAAAGGTTAGTCCACAGAAGACGAACACCATCGTTTCTAGCGTGAGGAACCAAGTGGTCAATATGGATTTCTTGCGGAGCAGCTTCGCAAAGATAGCATCTACCATGGAAGTCAACATTTAGTCGCTGCAGCACAGCGTCGATGCCGTACTCACCATTTTCTTTTAATCTTTCTTGTGCCAACTCTGGCGGCTCTGGCTGAGAGCGTTCAACATACATCATTTTTCAAAGCGCCCCTCATTGATCTTCATTTGAAGGCGCTCCAACATCAAGTCCAGTTCAGGAGAGCTAAACGTTATACTCCCTCCAAGCTTCTCAGCATCCACACGAATTTTTTTAATTAGAAGACTGGCCGCATCGTAATTATGTTTGGCAATGTGCGCTTCCACCTCTCGAACCTTTTGCTTCAAAGCAAAAGAATATTTATCTACGTCTAAAAAATCCTCTAACACAGCCTCGTAAGAGAAACTGGAGAAATCAGACAAAACCTCCCCCCGATCCAGATCGAGAATTACCGTCTCAGACATCGAACTTAAAACAAAGGGAGAATGCGTTGTAACAATGAATTGCACATTCGGAAACAGAGAGGATAAAAAAGGCAAGATCAACTTCTGAAGACTTACATGAAGATGAGTTTCAACCTCATCAATGAGCACTATGCCGCTCCGCTCAAAACTAACCACACCATTATCCCGCTGCATTCGCATTATCAACTCAGAGACGATGCTGAAGGCCGAGGAAAGTCCGTCAGATAACTGATTTAGAGAAAATCGCTCTTTACCATGCTGATGCACCCAAAAGTTATATATCTTTCTGTCAAAGATAAGCCTTAAACTTTCATCTTCAAATAATTCAGATAGCTTTAATCGGAAGTTTTCGAACCATGCATCAATTTCCTCAACTCGATGCAAATCGTTATCGACGTTAGCGTAGGCTTTTTCCGTCCACAGATTGACCAAATATTGCACAATATGCTTGCCAGCCTTAGAGGAAATTTCCTTTTCTTCAATCGCTTGGAGTTTTGCTGGCCCCTGCGGAGTGGCAGGATTAGTCAATCTTTTACTATCAAACGAGACCACCATTAAAGAGCGAGCCGCACCAAAATTATTAAGACTAAAGAAAACCTCACGAGCACCACTCGGGTTTTCTCGGTCTAAGGCTAGCTTTAGCTTAGCCCGCTCCGCTACATCTTCCATCAACCCCAGCGCAGCAATGCGTTCGGCATATTTTTGTCGCGACGCATTCAATCCAGCGGCAGAATATGTCTTTATCAGTTGAAACTCTCTTTTGATAGCATTTAGCAGCGTCGTTTTACCGGTGCCATTTCTACCAGTAATTAAGAGATGACGAAGAGGCTGGCCAAGCTTCAATTTTATCGGCTTGATATTTCTAACATTCAGTATATGTAAATCATCAATATAAATCATCACACCACCAGCCAATTAACCTAGACAAAACACTGCATTCATACCCATAAGAAAATCCAACACCTCAAGCGGACTAACTTTCAGATATCTCACCGGTATTAATTAAATTATACATTTCCAACTCAGTAACAATGAAAGCGCCAGCAACCCTAGCCGCTTCAACTTTAGTTGGCCCTGCATTACTACCGATACAAAGGAAGGCTAGGGATTTCCCCGCAGTTTTCATCACACGAAAACCATTCTGCTCAGCGAATGCCTCAAGCTCCGCGCGCTCTGCAGCTTTGAAGCCAGTGAAGAGAATTTGCGCGCGCAGATCGGGAGCTGCCTTTGGTGCAGGCTCAGGCGCGGGGGGAGCTTTATCGAAAAGGAGCTGGTCGGCACCTTCGATGTATTCAACCACTCTGTCCTTGCGGAACGTGCGAGGAAGCGAATCCCCCTCGCCGCGGCCTTGGAGATAGCGAGTGTTCTCGCTCCAGTGAGTCAAAGTCCGAACGGACTCCCGACCATCAGCGTCTCGGTAGCTGAATTTGATTGGCTGCATCCCTGCTCCTTATCTGTGTCGCTCTCTTTTACTTGGCCTCAGCCCGCCCAGCCATCGCGGCCAGCGCGCTCACCATCTTGTGCGTGTGTTGCCGGTCACCCTCAGGCAACTGGCGGTAGTGCTCGACCAGGACGGTTTCGTCGCCGTTGAAGCTGCTGGAGGCCTCAGGCGTTCGACGGCCAGTCACGACATAGAGCACGTCAACGCCCTTCTCAGCCACCGCGGCAAGGTAAGCCGCGTCGGGGCTTCGCTCGCCCTTCTCGTAATTGAATTGCGAGGTCTTTGCCACACCGGCAATAGCAGCGAAGTCCCCTTGGTTGTACCCCAAGCGGACACGCTCTTCTTTCAGCCTTTCGCCGATATTCAACAAAACGACACCTCAAGGCTTGACGATTCAACATTTGTTGAATAGCCTTTGCCTGTATTCACTCTAAATCACACGTTTGTGAACTATGGCCGACACATACGCCCCTGAGCAAGCCTGCAAGGCAGCGCGCGAGCGCCTTGAAAGACAAGGCATAACCGTCCGTGCGTTCGCTGCACAGCACGAAATTCACGAATCCACCGTCTACGCCGTCCTCAACGGGCAGAAGAAATGCCTGCGCGGCGAAGCCCACCGCGCCGCCGTCCTGCTCGGCATCAAGGAAGGCACGGTCGCACAGTAGTGCGCCCGGCCAATGGGGGAAACGAGAAGATGAAGCGCCCGATTCTTGATAGCCGCCGCCGCGCCGTGCTGGCCGTGGTTGCCGCCTTCCCAGGGGGCCGCGAATGCGCCGCCACCTGCCTGGGGCTGGACCTCAAGCAGCTGGATAACAAGCTGTATGAGAACCCAGGCCACCGCCCGCTGACGGACGAGCAAGTGCTGCAACTGGAGAAGGTCGCCGGCACCACCTTTCTGCCCGACTACATCAGCGGCCTCTACAACGGCGTGCACGTCGCCATGCCCGAGCTGGCCGACACGGACAACATCGACCTGCTGGCCCGCGCCATGGGCACCACCGTCAAGCGCGGCAAGGTCGACGCGATGATCCTCAAGGCCCTGGAAGACGGGCAGATCGACGAAGCCGAGCTGGCCAGCATCATCACCGCCCACCGCAGCCACATCGCCGCTCGCCACGCCGAGGTGAGCGCCATTCTTGCTCTGCACAGCACACGACAGGAGTCCAAGCCATGACAGCACCCACCGGCGGCGGCTACCGCGTCAAATGCCCGGCCTGCTCAAGCCCCATGCGTATCAAGGACAGCAAAGAGCAAACGCCAACCTTCAAGACCATGTACGCCCAGTGCACCAACATGGCCTGCAGCCACAGCATCATTGGTTCGCTCACCTGGGATTTCGCCTTGGTGCCGTCCGGCATCGACAGCCCCCGCGTGGTGCTGCCCGTCGCCCCCTCGGCGCAGCGCAAGCAGGCCCAGCGCGACAGCCGCCCCGAGACCAACCAGCTCGACCTGCTCGACGCCCAGGAGGCCACCGCATGAACGCCTTTGCCCAGCTGCCCCACGACTACCGCAGCCAGATGCAGAGCCTGGCACTGGCCTACGTGATCAACCACCGCGACGAGCACCTCAGCGACCCGGACCAGCTGGCAGAGCGCACTACCTGCCACCTGGTGCACCAGTACGACGTACCGCTGTTCATGGCCCCGCGCCTGGTGGCCCTGGCCATCAGCGAGCTGCCGCCGCCCACTTCCAACCCCTAAACGCACTACCTACCGCCCTGCCCGCCTCGCGTGGGTAAGGGGGAGCTGCACCCAAATTCGAGGTTTGCGCCATGCAAAACGCCGTCGAGATCCAGCTGCAAATGCCCAAGCCAGTGGCCGAGGCCTGGCTTAACAGCCTGCGCGAAGAGCTGCGCCAGGGCATGCAGCTGCATTGGTACGCCGACCGCTACCGCACCGTGCCGGCTGGCCTGCGCAGCGGGCGAATCCTCACCGACTACCCGGCCCTAGCTGGCCACAAACGCACCATCGGCGCGCTGCAAGCCGCCCTCAATGTCTCCCAACAAGGCCCAGCAGAATGAGCCAGATGCAAGCCTCTCTACGCGACGACGTCCTCAAGCGCCTGCGCGACGAGTTCCCCGACCTCAAGCCCATCCGTGGCACCAAGTACATGCGCAAGGGCAAGTGCCCGGCCTGCGGCAAGCCGGAGCTGTACACCTTCACCGACTCGCCCTGGCTGCTGATCTGTGGCCGTGGCAAGTGCGGCGCGCAGTACCACGTCAAGGACCGCTATGAAGAGCTGTTCAACGACTGGAGCGAGCGCGTCCCGGCCACCGACCAGCAACCCAACGCCACCGCCCGCGCCTACCTGGAGTTCTCGCGCGGTTTCCGCCTGGAGCTGATCGAGGGCTGGTTTACCCAAGAGAATTTCTGGTCCCGCGAGCTCAGCGCCGGCAGCGCCACGGTGCGCTTCCCGCTCACCAAGGGCGGCTACTGGGAACGGCTGATAGACCGCCCCGAGCGCTTCGGCAAGCAGAAAGCCCGCTTCGCCCCCGGTGCCAGCTACAAAGGCGTGTGGTGGTGCCCGCCCTCGGTAGACCCTACCCAGGTCAGCGAGCTGCACATCGTAGAGGGCATCTTCGACGCCATCGCCCTGCTGCACCACAACGTGCCGGCCGTATCGGCCATGAGCTGCAACGCCTTCCCCGAGCAATCGCTCCGCGATCTGAAACAGGCCTGCATCGACGCAGACCGCCGCCTGCCCACTCTGGTGTGGGCGCTGGATAACGAGCCGGTAGCGCGCAGCTACACCCGCAAGTGGGTGGCCCAGGCCCGCGCCCTGGGCTTCACCTGCGAAGCCGCATTGATCCCGCAAAAGGGCAAAAAGACTGACTGGAACGACCTGCACCAGCGCTGGGCCTTTATCGACGACGCCGAGCAACGTGCCGAGCGTGTAGCCGCTGACCTGGACGAAGCCCGCTATCAGGGCGCCCTGCTGATCGCCGAGAACGCCAGCGAAAAAGGCTTGCTGATCTACCAGCGCAACGAGTGGAAGGAGTTCCACTTCGGCTTCGACAACCGCCTCTACTGGTGGTCGCTAGACCTGGACAAATACAACAAGGCCGTCCAGGCGATCGAGGGCGACGACGATGGCAAAGACCGCGAGCTGAACAACAAGGAAATCCGCGAAAAGGCGCTCCGCCTGAGCGGCAGCGTCAACGAAATCGCTAACTGCTACTTCGAAGCCCTGTACTTCCAGCGCAACGAGATTACCGACGAATCCTGGTACTACCTGCGCGTCGACTTCCCCCACGGCGCGCCGAGCGTGAAGAACACTTTCACCGCCACCCACCTGGCCGCCGCCAGCGAGTTCAAGAAGCGCCTGTTGGGCATGGCCGCCGGCGCCATGTACACCGGCACCGGCCAGCAGCTTGAAAAGATCATGAAGCTGCAGACCTACGGCATCAAAACCGTCGAGACCATCGACTTCGTTGGCTACAGCCGCGACCACGGTTGCTATGTGTTCGGCGATATCGCGGTGAAGGACGGCCAGGTCTACGAGGCCAACGCCGAGGACTATTTCGAGTTCGGCAAACTCCGCATCAAAACCCTGCAAAAGGGCGTCACCATCCGCCCCAGCCGCGATGCCAAGGCCTACACCTGCGAGTGGTTCCGGCTGCTGTGGCTCTGCTTCGGCGCCCAGGGCGCTGTGGCGTTGGTGTGGTTCTTCGGCTCGCTGTTCTGCGAGCAGATTCGCGCACGCTGGCAGTCCTACCCCTTCCTCGAGGCCACCGGCGAAGCCGGCGCCGGCAAAACCACCCTGCTCAACCTACTGTGGAAGCTGCTCGGCCGCGCCGGCTATGAAGGCTTCGACCCGATGAAGTCCACCAAGGCAGGCCGTTCGCGCCTGATGGGCCAAGTGGCGGGCATGCCCGTGGTGTATCTGGAAGCCGACCGCCACAGCGACGACAAGCCCCACGCGAAAACCTTCGAATGGGACGAGCTGAAAGACTTCTTCGGCGGCGGCACCCTCGCCACTAAGGGCGTGAAAACGGCGGGCAACGAGACGTATGAGCCGCCCTTTCGCGGCACCATCGCCATCAGCCAGAACGCGGCGGTAGTGGCGCATGAAGCGATCATGACGCGCATCTGCAAGCTGCATTTCGTGCGCCCCCAGGTCACGCCCGAGAGCCGCGCAGCGGCGGACAAACTCAACGCCCTGGACGGCGACATGCTCAGCCACTTCCTGCTGCTGGCCATCAAGGCCGAAGCCGGCGTGCTGGACGCCTTCGCCGAATACTTCCCCGGCTACGAATCGCGCTTGCGCCGCCTGCATACCCACTGCTGGCAGTGCGAAACGCCCTACGCCACCGCCAACGAAAGCCACGCCTGCCCCAGCTGCGGCAACAAGCTGCGCGGCTACATCCGCGTCGAGCGCATCAGCAAGAACCACGCAATGCTGCTGGCCCTGCTGCACTGCCTGCGCCAGGTAGTGCCCGTCATCAGCGACGCCCAGGTCAGCGCCACCCAACGGCAGATCATCACCATGGCCCTGGAGCGCCAAGCCTCGATCAGCGCTGATCACCAGCACGTCGCCGAGTTTTGGGAAGTGTTCGACTTCCTCGAAGGCCTGGACGGCGAAGGCCCGGTGGTCAACCACAGCAACAACGCGGAAAAGGGCGAAATCGCCATCAACCTCAACGACTTCTACGAGCGCGCCCAGGAGCACAAACAGAAGCTGCCGGACATCAACGTACTGCGCGACCTGCTCAAAGAAAGCCGCTCCCGCAAGTTCATCGACGCCAACGTCGCCGTCTGCAGCGCCGTGCGCAAACACCAGGCCAAGCGCGCCAACCTCACCATCTTCAAGTCCCCCACCGTCAAGTGCTGGATCTTCCAGCAGCACCCCAAAGCCGGCGCGGCAACGCCGGCATAACCCCGAAGGAGAACCACCATGCAAACCAGTAACGAAACCCCCTCCAGCACGGCCCTGACGCTGCTTTTCAGCATCCTGTCGCTGGTCGCCCTGTTCACCCTCTGCGGCATCGTCCCCGACGCCCTGCAGGCTGCTATCCGCTAACCCAACGGCCCAGGCGCGGCAACGCCTGGGCAACCCACCCGAAGGAGAACCACCATGCAAGCCACCACCAACCAAACCCCGAAATGGCTCGACCTGTTCATCACCGCGTTCGGCACCCAAGGGCTGATCGCCCTGGCCTGGTGGGCCGGCGCCTTCCACGCCCAGCGCATCCGCGAGCTGCAGGCCACCTACCCCATCCTGCAAATCACCGGCGGCGCTGGCGTGGGCAAGTCCACGTTGGTGGCGAATCTCATGAAGATGGCCGGCAGTGAGGTCGAGTGCCTCAACGCCGACCGCTGCACCATGAGCGCCCTGCTTTCGTTCCTGGCGCGCGCGGTCAATCGCCCTGTAGTCCTGGAGGAAAGCGAGCGTGGCAATGAAAGCCTCGACCTTGGCCATCTGAAAGGCTGCTACCACGGCGGCACCATCGGCGTGCGCGCCAAGGTCGGCCAGCCGGAATCGCACAACCTGGTATTCCAGGGGGCGCTGGCATTCGTAGGCTGTGAGTTCGAGGTCATCAACTCGCGCATCGTCAACATCCACCTGGCGCGCCAACCGCGCACCGATAGCCACCGCTCGGCAGTCGATGCCTTGCATGGCCTGCAGATCAGCGAAATGGCCCAGTTCGTCGACGCGGTGCGCAACAACCGCGAACAAGTGGTGTACCGCCTCGGCCACGTCCCGGCCTACACCGAGAGCCTGCGCAACGAAACCGCGCCAGGCCTCAACCCTGAAATCGCCCGCAACCACGCCCAGCTGCTCGCCCTGCTCGACGTGCTGCACGACCTGTTCCACATCCCCACCCAGGTACTGCACCACGCCCACACCGAGGTATGCGGCATGGCATGGGTGCATGCGGACAGCAAGGGAGAGCCGGCATGAGCAACGAACTCACCTGCACCGTCACCGACCGTGGCTTCCCCTTCATCAGCTTTGAAGACCGTTACGGCGAAAGCTGTTCCCTGCAGATCAGCAGCCTGGCCGGCGAGCAAGTGCATTGCTGGTTTGGCATCACCAACCCATCCGTCCAGGTCATGGAGCAAGGCAAGGGCTGGCAGGCCGTCAATCTGCCGAAAGGCGCACTGGTCAGTGGCCGCATGCACCTGAGTCAAGACCAGGTGCGCGCATTGCTGCCGCACCTGCAGGCCTTCGCAGAAACCGGCGAGTTCGCCTTCGACCCTCTCACCAGCTGACCAAACCCGGCCCCGCCGAGCGGCAACTCGGCAGGGCTGACCCGAAGGAGAACCACCATGCACCTACAACCCCACCACCGCTGGCCGCTGCTGGCCATGGTCGCCGCCCTGGCGGGCGTCACGGCCACGTCGGTGGCGATGGCCATATCCGCACTGATCGACGCGCCTGTGCTCGCTGCACTGTTCGCCGGCGCCGCCGTGGTGCTGGATCTATTCAAGTACGTGGCGTGGCCGCTGGCCCTGATGCTGCTGGCAGCCCGCCGCACCCTGGCCGCGGTACTGATGATGGCCAGCGCCCTGGCCCTGGGCGCCGTTTCCGGCTGGGCCACCTATGACCGGCTGATGACCTCGATCATCACCAGCCAGGCCGAGCACCAGGCGCGCACTGAGCAACGCCAGGCCGACCTGCTGGAGCTGCGCCAGGCCGACGCAGCCCGCATCGAGCAGCTCGACGCCGAAGCGGTCGCCGTCCATCACCAGGCCAACGCCCTACGCGAACGCGGCATGGTCACCCGCGCCCTGGAGCTGGAGGCCGCCGCCCTCGCTCGCATCGACACCCTGCGCGCCGCCGCACAGCACCGCCGCGACAGCGCATCGCAGGAACTCACCGCCCTGCGCAGCCAACCGGCCAAGGCGGCAGGCCTGCCCCAGGCGCTGGCCACCCTGCTCTGCCTCGGCTTCGCCCTGGCGCTGGAAGTGGTGCCCGCCCTGATCCTCAGCGCCCTGCGCCCCGTACCCGTTACCGAAACCGCGCCGGTACGCACAGCGGAACGCCAGAAACACACCGAGGAACGCCCCCAGGAACACCCGGAAACAGAGCCGAAAACGGCAGCAGGCACAGACCTACCCGCCGAGCTGCTGCAGCTGATAGCCGGCACCGTGAGCGGCGCCAAGCTGAGCGTTCGACAGGTAGCGAAGGAATTGAGGATGGGCAAAGAGAGAACCACCCGACTGATGCAGCAGGCCACAGAAGCGGGCCTGCTGAGCAAGACAGCCGCCGGCTACGTGGCGGCATAAAGAAAGGCCCCGGTGAGCGGCAACTCACCAGGGCCATACCAACCCCGAAGGAGAACCACCATGCAAGCAGAACCCCAAGAAGTCAGCGCCGATAAGGCTACCACACCGCGACAGCGCACACGCCCAACCTTGGCCAGTCACAACCTCGACCTGCCCAGCATCTGCGACATCTGTGGCGGCGCCCGTTCGACCGGCAAGCACGCCAAATGCAGCCGCATTCGCCAGAAAACCAAAAGCGCCGAATGGGCCAGCTACATGGCCAACGTCGCCGCCAAGAAAGCCAAAGGGGGGCGCCGCTATGCTCGCTAAGCGCATCCTCAAACACTTCCATTTCTGCTGTGGCCTCGGTGGCGGCGCCAAGGGCTTCAACCGAGCCAAGCCGGTCGTAGGCAACCTGCAGGCCGAATGGCAATGCCTGGGCGGCATCGATGTTGACCCGGCAGGCCTGCGCGACTTTGAACGCCTGGCTGGCGTACCTGGCACCCTGCTCGATCTGTTCACCCGCGACCAGTACACCCGCTTTCACGGCAAAGAACCGCCGGCCGGCTGGCGTGAGGCTACACCCGAGGACGTGCGCCGTGCGGCGCAGAATGATGACCCCGACGCGGTGTTCATCAGCAGCCCATGCAAGGGCGCAAGTGGACTGCTGTCCGAAACCATGAGCCTCACCCCCAAGTATCAGGCCCTCAACGAACTGACCTTGCGCTGTGTCTGGCTCATGTGTGAAGCCTGGAAGCACAACCCCGTATCGCTGATCGTCTTCGAGAACGTCCCACGCCTGGCCACCCGGGGGCGCCATCTGCTGGACCAGATCGGCCAGTTGCTGGCCTTCTATGGTTACGCCGTGGCCGAAACAACCCACGACTGTGGCGAGCTGGGCGGCCTGGCGCAAAGCCGCAAACGCTTCCTGCTGGTGGCACGCCATATCGAGAAGGTGCCGCCCTTCCTCTACGAGCCCGAGAAGAAGAGCCTGCGCGCAGTTGGCGACATCCTCGGCCGCATGCCGCTGGCTGGCGATATCGAGTCGGCCGGCCCAATGCACCGCGTGCCCGCACTGCAGTGGAAAACCTGGGTGCGCCTCGCGCTGGTCGAAGCCGGAAAGGATTGGCGATCACTCAACAACCTGGCGATCGAGGACGGCTACCTGCGCGACTTGATCATCGTGCCGGAGTACCACGCGGGATACCTGGGCGTTCGCCACTGGGGCGAACCAAGCGGCACAGTTGCAGGCGCATCCGGCCCAACCAATGGCGCGTTCTCGGTCGCTGACCCTCGCGCCCGGGAAGGCGCACTGCAATACCAGCAGTACGGCGTCCGCCGCTGGGACGAAACCAGCGGCGCAGTGATCGGCGTCAAGTCACCAGGGCAAGGCACCTTCAGCGTTGCCGACCCGCGCGACCCTGGTATCGGGCACGGCAAATACAACGTGGCCGAGTGGGCTGGTCTGTCGCGCACTGTTATCGCCGGCAGCACTACAGGCCAGGGCGCGTTTGCCGTTCAAGACCCGCGTCACATGGGCGCAGCGAAACACTCCAACGAGTTCCGTGTAGTCCCTTACGACCGTGCAACCCAGACCGTCACCAGCGCTCACGGCACCGGCCAGTGTGTTGCTGACCCGCGCCCAGGCATGGCCAAGGTCAAGGGCGACCCGTACCTCACCGGCGGCCACTATGGTGTGGTCCCATGGGATGGCCAGGCCGGCGCCGTCTCAGCCAGTGCCCGCCAGGACAATGGCCGCTGGTCGGTCGCTGACCCACGCCTGCCGGCAGCCAATGAGCGCCTGACCTGCGTCATTCGCTCGCTGGACGGCACATGGCACCGCCCTTTCACCACCCTGGAGCTGGCCGCGCTACAGAGCCTGGTCGATCCCGAAGAACAACTCGAACTGGACGGGCTCAGCGACCAAGCCTGGCGCGAGCGTATCGGCAACGCCGTGCCGCCTCATGCGGCCGAGGCAATCGGGCACGTCATGGGGACCACGTTGCTGCTCGCCGGCGCCGGCGAAACCTTCATGCTCAGCAATATGCCGGTGTGGGTACGCCCGGTGGCGGTCGGCCTCAGCGTGGCACAGCAGGAGGTGGCCAATGTCTGACCTCTTCTACCTGCAAGACAGCCGCAGCAACGTCGGTAGCCGGGCGATGTTCTGGCGCGACGGTGGCGGCTACACCTCCAACCTGGACGAAGCCGAGCAGTTCACCCGAGCTGCTGCGGTCAAGCAGTACGAGTGCCGCGAAACCGACTTGCCCTGGCCGGTCGACTACGTCCGCGCCCTGGCCGAGGTCGGCGTCGATCATCAGTACATCGACGATGCATCTGCGCAGGCTTTCGACCCAGCTGATGACCAGGTCTATGTGGCCTATGAACGCATGTGGGACGGCAACGACCTGTACTGGATTCAGTCGCATGGTTCCAGCAGCTCCAACCTGGCCGAGGCCGGCACCTGGCCCGCAGCTGAGGCAGAGGCAGCACGCGTCAAGGGCTACCAGGTATGGCCGAAACGCTACATCGACGCCAACCGTCGCACCGTGGTGCAAGCCTGCAAGCTCGATCACAAGAAAGCGCTACACGCGGTCGGCCTCAAGCTGCCCAAGCTCCAGCGCCAGAAGGTTCGCCGCGAGACGTACCGCTGTGGCAGTGGCTACGGCGGCTGCGGCCGCTTCCTGCGGCCAGCGGACTACTACACCAGCTGCCCGCACTGCGGCATGGGGAATGCGCCATGAGCCGCCAGGTAGTCACCACCGGCCGGCGCTGCGGCAAACGCCTGTGGCCGCTGTTCTGCTACGCCAAGGCACACGGCTGGAGGATCGCCAAGACCAATGGCGGCCACCTGCGCCTGACCAAGCCTGGCCGCCCCATCGTCCACACCAGCAGCACACCGAGCGATTGGCGTGCCGTGCGCAACGCCGTTTCCATGCTGGCCAGGGCGGACGGTTATCGCGTCATGGAGGTGGACCGTGGCTGACCAGGCCGACCGGCAACACATGCACGAATGCGAGGCGCGGCATTGGCTGCGACTCGGCTACACCAGCGAGGCGATGGTCAACGAGCTGCGCGAGAAGATCACCGCCAAGCGCGGCGCCGCTGCGGCCGAGCGGCTGATCGAGGAAATGCGCCGGCAGTGGAAGAGCCTTAGCGAGTGGCTCACGTAGAGCACCCGGCCCGGCCGTCATCCTTGCCCGATGCGCGGCCGGCGGGCGTGCGGCGAGTATAACCGTCCAGCCCGGCAAGAATCGGGCGCTTCATCTTCTCGGCCCGCATTTGGGCCGAGCTTCTTTCGGGTCCATACACTGGGCCTTTCGTTGTGCCGGGGGGCGCAAATGGCAAATGGTGTAGAGGTACGCGGCAAGCGCGTGCGCGTGTATTTCCGTTATCAGGGCGAACTGTGCCGCGAGCCGTTCAACGGCGACGCGACGCCCGAAAACATCGCCCAGGCCGAGCGCCTAGCCGGCATGATCGAGTACGAAATCAAGGCAGGCACCTTCAGCTATGCCCGCCACTTCCCCGACTCGCCCAGGGTGAAAACCAATACCTTCGGCCACTACCTGGATCTGTGGCTTGAAATCAAGCGCAACCAGCTCGCCGCCAGCGGCTTTCGTGGTTACCTGAGCCGCGCTGAGAATCACATCCGCCCGCGCTGGGGCGATGATCAGGCCGATCAGATCGACCATCTGGATATGCAGGCATGGGTGCAGAAGGACCTGATGGCCAAACTGCATAACAAGACCGTGCGCGAGATCGTCAGCAACATGCGCCAGGTCTTTCGCTTGTATCGAACCCGCAACCGAAGCGCACACGACCCAACAGACGGCATCGCCATCGCCCTGCCGGATGCAGAAGACCCGGACCCATTTACCCGCGATGAAATCAACACGCTGCTCAGTACCGATAGCGACCGAGTGCAAGAGCTCAACATGATCGAGTTCATGATCTGGTGCGGCCCGCGCGTTAGCGAGGCAATGGCACTGACCTGGGAGGACGTCGACCTCAAGGCCGGCACGGTGATATTTCGCCGCGCCCGCGTGCGCAGCGAGTACAAGGTCACGAAGACACGCCGCTCGACACGCAAGGTTCAGCTACTGGCGCCGGCGCTGCGCGCCCTGGAACGCCAGGCGGCACACACCAAAGGCCTGGCGCCAGTGGCGATCGAGGTGGTGGACCGGGACAACCGCACTCGCAGGAAACAGGCCGTGCGGTTCGTCTTCCATAACTCGGCAACCAACCAGGCCTATTCGACGTCGGACAATCTGCGGCACGTATGGTGGAAGGCGCACATTAAGCGCGCTGGTATCAGGCCACGCGGCCCGAACCAATGCCGGCACACGTTCGCCAGCCAGATGCTGAGCAGCGGAATTGCTACACCAGAGTGGATCGCAGACCAGATGGGGCACACGTCCACGGCGATGATCTTCAAGCATTACGCCAAGTGGATCAGCAAGGACGGCCCGGACTTTGTGGGCATGCTCAACAGGGCTTTGAACCTGCTGTAA